ATGGCTAATCTAGTAATTCCTACTCCGCAAAAGCCGCGCCGGATCGAACTCGCCACGAATGTGATGCGCGAGGAAAATATCGCCGCTGTTGCTATCTATCCGGGCATGTTGGCAATGCTGACGTCTACCGGTCAAGTCCAGCCGCACACCACTTCAGGGGGTGCTGCGATGAAACGCTTCGTCGTTGAAGAAGCTCTTGTGAGCCGAAACGATCCTGCGCAATCAGGCGGTGTCTCGAACGTCAACACGCAATATGCGATCGGCGCCCTCGTGCCTTCTCGCGTGTACCGTGCAGGCGATCGCATCAATGCGCTGCTCGTCGCCGGGCAAAATTATCCGGTGGGCACCAAGCTCATGTCAGATGGTGCGGGTCGCTTGACTCCTGTCACGAGCACTAACGTCGTCCTTGCTGAGGTTGACGAATTCGGTGGGGGTGTCAACCTCACCGCCACCGGAGCCGTTGACACGCTGTGCAGCGTACGCCTCTGGTAAACGAGCCGTAACGAATCCAAAAGCAAAACAACTAAAAACTAAAACATATGAATATGGATTTCATTCTTAACGGCTCCGCTCACGGCAGCGTCGCTTCACGTTTGATGAACTCAGGCGGAGATGTCAACATCTTCCGCCCGTACATCAAAAACATCAACGGTCGCGATGTCTCGTGCATCACGGTCAACAAGTTTAACCCGAAGACGGGAAAAATGGTTGCACACGCTGTTCCTACGAACAACGCTAATGCTACCATGCGCTACGATGAGTGGCGCCAGCTTGACACCGCGGTGCTCAAGGCGGCTCGCGGTCGCTTGCGGTTTGTGGCTGACCTCCGTGCAAACGGGCTTCAGTTCACGATCCCGAACGGTCTCGCTAAAACCGTGCTCAGCACAGAGTCGAGCACGGATCCGGGGTCGGCCTCAGTTAGCATGGACGGCTTGCGCAAAGGCAATTCCGATCGCCAAGAGTATGCGATGACGAACTTGCCCCTGCCGCTGATCCATTCGGACTTCAGCTTCAGCGCCCGCCAGATCATGGCGTCTCGTGAAAGCTCCACTCCGATCGACACGTCCGGTGCCGAGGCCGCAGCTCGCCGTGTGGCGGAAGTGGCTGAGCAGATGGCTCTGGGTAACTGGAGCGGTGGCAGCTTTGCGTTTGGTGGCGGTACGGTTTACGGTGCCACGACCTTCCCGCAACGGCTCACCTACAGCATCCACCAGCCCACAGTCACGGGTTGGATTCCCTCAAAGACGCTCGCAGACGTGTTGGCCATGAAACAGGCCAGCATCAGTGCGCTGCACTTTGGACCCTGGATTCTGTACTGCTCCACCAACTGGGATCAGTACCTCGACAACGACTATATCCTCACGGGTGGAAACGTCGCGACGCAAACGCTCCGCGAACGTCTCAAGTCGATTGACGGGATCCAGGATGTCCGTGCGCTGGACTTCCTCACGGGCTTCCAGTTCCTGCTCGTGCAGCAAAGCAGCGACGTCGTCCGCGAAGTCGTGGGCCTTGACTTCACCACTGTGCAGTGGCAAGAAGAGGGCGGCCTGAAAATGAACTATAAGGTCATGGCGATCTTGGTTCCTCAGTTCCGCGCCGACATTAACGGCAACACAGGCATCGTTCACGGCAGCTAAGTTTGCGCAAGAGACGCAATATAATCTAGGGCGGCGTGCTAATTAAACGCCGTTTGGCAGGCAGCCGCCCTAGTTCACTTTCGCAGTAAACACACCACACAAAACACACACCACCATGAGACAGAAACAAGCGTTTAAAGTTAAGACAGGAATCCACTATCACCGCGAACCCGGTCAGGAAAAAACAGTGCCCTTCGGCAAGGGGCAGGAGGCGGGAGACACTATTGTCACAACCCAGGATTTGATCGGCCGTTTCCCGGAGAAGTTCGAGCTTATGCATGAGGCTCGCATCCCGCAAGCCGCAGAAGCTACCGTCGCAGCCGTTCCGCCCGCACAACCCGCCGCAGCGCCTCAAGATTCACTGCGTGTAGGGGGCGAGCAAGAGGAAGCCCCTAACGGCACGCACCCGGTTGATGCCACCAAGGACTTCCCTAAGGCGAAGAAGCTGGGCTTTGTGGTCTTTGAGCGTGCCGGGAAATATTACGTCGCGGACAAAGACAATCCCGAAAAGTTCGCTAACAAGAAAGGCTTGGCCAAGGCTGAAGTTGAGGCTTTTGCCATTGACCAAGCGTGAAGTGGGAAATCACAAAAGAGTGGGAGGGACAAGACGCCTTCATTTTAGGCGGCGGTCCCTCCCTGCGGGGATTCGATTGGTCGAAGTTTGAAGGCAGAAACACCATAGGGTGCAATTCCGCCTATATCCTCGGACCTCGAGTTGCTAAGCTGTGTCTATTTAGCGACAACGACTGGTTTGAGAAGAACGAAGACGGATTGATGGCTTACAGCTTTGCTGGAGGCCGCTGCGTCACCCATTGTGAATATGTGCCACGAGATTTGCATTGGGTTTCTTGCCTCGAGCGCCAAATGAAGTTCTTCTTGGATGATGGAACGATCTATCATGGCTACGGGGGCAACAGCGGTTCCGCTGCTCTGCATCTTGCATTACTGATGGGGGCGCGACGTGTATTCCTCTTTGGCTTCGACGGAGCACTAGGACAACACGGAGAGAGCAACTGGCATGACCGTGCGATTGAATCTCCTAACGCTAAAGTTTACATCAAGTTTAACACTGCATGGGATGTTATTTCCACGGAGTACCGAAAAGTATTTCCTGGTACGGAAATCTACAACTGCAATCCCAATTCGGCTATCACCCATTTCATCAAAACGGAGCCGGATATGGCGTTGGAGGGGTGGTGTGGCGGATTTACCACCTCAAAAAAGGAGGCTGTTGCCTAATGCTACCTGGACGCACAACTAGATCTCTAGTGGCAGGGATCATTGAAGTCGATCTCACCATTGTCCAGACAGACATGAGTGGGCTTGATCCTTTTATTGACATCGCTAATGAGCTTGTCACTGAATGCTGCACTACTACAGGTGCCACGTACTTGCCTTATCGCCTCGAGATGATTGAACGCTGGCTCACGGCGCACTTCTACGCCATGCGCGACGAGCGGCCGCAGATGGAACGAGCGGGTCCTGTTGCTCAGACTTTCCAAAAGGTAGTAGATACAGGCTTTGAGGCAACACTGTACGGACAGCAGGCGATTCGTCTCGATACTCGCGGCGGGTTAGCGGCGAAGAACAACAAGACCAAGCACATGAGGGATTTGCCTGTTGGTATCTTTCACTTAGGGCGCCGTGGCTCATTCAATCTCAACCCCCCAACTAATCCTATCCCATGAGCGTAATCACACGCATGAGAAAGCAGCAGGCGGTTTGGTGGGGGCAGACGGATGCTCCCGATAGCTTCGGTGTGCCTCGTTTGAATGTACCTGTGCAGATCCTGTGTCGCTGGGATGACGAGACAGTGGAGTTTATAGGCAAAGACGGAACTCCACAGGTTAGCAAAGCCGTTGTCTATGTGGACCGAGATATGCAGATTGGAGATATCTTGTGGCTCGGATCCATTGCTAACATTGCCACGTCACAAGCGCCGCGCGTGAATGCAGGCTGGGTGGAAATTAAAGGCTGGAAGAAGAATCCCAATTTCAAGGCTAGTGAATTTCTAAGAACCGCGTATTGCTAAAAATGTTTGTCGCCGAACTAAGTGGACTTCCTGAGGCACTCGCTAAGATTAAGGAATCTTACAAGCGAAAGGGCGACGCCGTGACACGAGGGCTTAAGAAAGCTGGTTTGCAGTTGCAACGCTGGAGCCAGCAAATTGTGCCTGTCGACAAGGGTATTCTCAAAGGCAGCGCGTTTACTCGCCTCACTAAAGACGCAGGATTTGATTCTGAAGTTCAAGTAGGGTACGCGGCAGGGTACGCAATCTTCGTCCACGAGAAGTTAGACGCTGCGCACGGAGCCGCCTATAACGAGAAGTATGCGGCGCAGATTGAAGCAGGCGACAGCGGCTTTCATTCCCGAGGAGAAAACCAACAAGCGAAGTTCCTTGAACAGCCTGCCCGCGAACACGCACAAGACATCAAAAACATTGTGGCAGAGGAGGCACGACGCGGATGATCAACCCACAATCAGCTGTCTTGCGTCAGTTGCTGCTCAACCAAGGAGGATTGGTTAGTAACCCCGATGTTACGTCGAACACCTCGCCTTGGCCTTGTTTTTTATCCTCAATGCCTGACGGGACGTTGGTGCCAACTGAGGCTGTGTGTATTTACGACACTGCGGGACAAAAAGATGGGCGTATTTTAGCCACGGGAGAAGTCATTCGTCATTTAGGTGCGCAAATAAAAGTCCGCGCCATAACCTACCTCGATGCGTGGGAGGAGATGGAACAGATTAAATCTTTTATAGACAGTGTGGGCGTAGGCGGAGCTGTATCTGTCACCTACAATGGACACACTTACCAAGTTTTCAATATCACTCGCCCCCATGAACCTTTCGATTTAGGGCTAGAGCCCAACCAACCAAAGCTCCGCCGCAACATTGTTCTAAATGTGCTGATGAGCGTAACTGAAATATAAAACATGAGCGCACAGAATCCCAGTTTAACGGATAGTTTGTTGGGGTACACGAGTGATGCCCCTTCCACTCCGCAAAAGATACTCATTGGAGCGGTTGCCGCTGCAATTGGAGCTGTTAATCAAGTAACTCCTCCTGCCACCGCCACTTCTCCGGGAGTTGTGGGGCAGTTCGCTTTCGATGCAAATTATTTCTACTCCTGCCCCGCTACCAACACTTGGGTAAGATGCCCTCTTGCTAGCTGGACCTAAATATTTTACCAACATGAAAAAACTACTATATTTATTTGTATTCCTTTTCGTTTTGCTGCCTTTGACTAGAGCAGCGGACAGCGCCTATGATTTAATCCTGCTCCAACAGAACTCAGCAAATACGGGGAAGGTGCAAGTCAACATAACCCCCGTGGCTAGTTCGCTGGTGGGGTTTAATACTTCCAAGCTTCCCGTAAACATTGCACTAGGAACAAACCTTTCCCTTTCAGGCACAACGCTGAACGCGACAGGAGGAGGGACTCCCGCAGGAAGTTCTGGTGATATACAAACGAACAGCTCAGGGGCATTCGGCCACATCACTCCAGGTGCAAACATAGTAACATTCCTAACCTCCGCTCTTCCCACCACTCTAGCAGGGTACGGGATTACTAATGGTGTGGCAAATACTGTTACTGTTAACGGACATGCTTTGTCCTCTAACGTGACAGTAACCAATGCGGATCTTGGCGCAGTACCCACTACTACTACAGTCAATGGACATGCATTAAGCAGCAACGTGACTGTCACCAATTCGGACCTAGGCGCTGTACCTACAACGACCACAGTTAATGGTCATGCCTTAAGTTCAAACGTAACCGTTACAACAGGGGATTTAGGTTTAGGCACAATGGCAACTCAGTCAGCTTCTAATGTGTTGATTTCTGGTGGTGTGATCTATAATCCACCAACCACAGCATCTGCTGGTGGGACAGTTGTGCTTTCCAATGGTAGTGACGTTTATATAAATCCATACACGTCCAACACCTCTTTTACGCTTCCCGGATCACCCTCAGCAGGTTATTACTTTAGGATTCACTTTGAAGCTTGTGATGGAGCGTCGATCGCCACGTTCTCAGGAACAGTTAATCGTAACGGATTCAGTACAAGTGGAACAGTGTACACACCAGCACCTGCCGGTAATCACGTGGTCTATGGTAGGTATATAAACGGTGCATGGTACGAGTCGGACGACTTTTCCAGCAACACTGTAGCCAATGGAGGAACTGGTGCGACTACGTTTACTATTCATGGCGTTTTGTTAGGACAAACGACATCCCCTCTCACGGCGACTGCTGCTGGTGCAGCAGATACAATCCTAACAGGCATGGGAGCATCTGATCCAACATTCCAATATCCTCATATTCACGTCAACTCACAGTCGGCGGCCTATACGACGTTGCTTACCGACCAAGGCGACATCATCTACCATCCCAGTGCAGACACGACGGCGAGGACGTGGACGATCGACAGCAACGCGAACGTCGCGGCACCTATTGGCACTTCACTCTCGTTCTACAACGATACGAGCGCGGGCACGGTGACGATTGCCATCACGTCAGACACGCTGGTGCTGTCTCCTGCGGGCACGACGGGATCGGTCACACTACTGGCCGGCCACACCGCCACGGCGGTCAAGGTCGCGAGCACGCGCTGGTTCATCTCAATGAATTGATGCCATGAAAAAACTGATATTTTTCGCAGGTCTATTTTTCGCTTCTCTGGCCTTTGGTGGAGCGGCGCAGCAATGCTTGCTGACGGCGTATACAACGGCTGCATCCAACAATTTCAAGACGAACTTGGTGGCTTTTTACAACATGGACGATTCGGCGGGGTCTGGCGCAACCGACATATTCGCTGCGCACAATATGACACTGAATGGAACGATTGGTTCGTCCGCTGGCATAGTAACAAATTGTAGAACGAGCAACGGAGCTCCGGGTAATAATTTTACATTGGCTAGCGTAGGCTCATTCAGCCCCGGTTCCAATAGTTTCACAGTAGCTTTTTGGACTAAAGCTGCCAGCTTGACACAAGCTGCCTATCCTACTTTTGCAGAAAAGGGAGGCAATCCTACTTCTATCGAATGGCTTATTTATTGGGATGCCCCGTCTTCTAAGGCAGTGTTGCAGGTAAGTGCAGATGGAACAACCAGTACATCCGTTACAGCTTCCACAGCATTTACAGATACGACCACTTTTCATTTGATTGTGGCCGAGTGGGACGGATCCAATATAAAGATCAGTTTTGATGGCGGCGCTTTCGCGACTACGGCATGGAGCACGACATTATTCTCCGGAATCGGTAACTTTGAAGTGTTTCAGGATGCTACTGGGACTGCATCCTACAATGGCTCAATTGGCCAAGTAGGGTACTGGGTTGGTCGGGCATTGCCATTAACCGGCACTACCAGTATCGCGACTCTCTACAACGGCGGATCAGGATACGCTTATACAAATTTCCAATGAGGTATTTTATTTTAAGCCTTATTTTGACGGTGCGCCTAACCGCTGCCACGTACTACGTCACCCAATCCGGTGCTGGGTCTGGCAATGGCAGCTCCATAGGCAATGCCGCGAGCATCGCAACCCTCAATGGACATATGCCAGCTGCCGGTGATACAGTGAGCCTGAATGGGGCGATCACCAGTGGCATCACGGTCAATGGTAGCGGAGCATCCGGCAACCCGATTACCTACCTCTTCGCATCAGGTGCGTCCATGAGCACGACGGTTTGGAACTCCGCTTTCACTCTCGCAAATAATAACTACATCACGATTGATGGTGGTGCGACCGGTACTATCGGAGGGCCTGGGGCAACCGGGACGACCAACGGGTACATCCAAAACACGGCTAATGGGACGGGGTTGGCCAATACCGCAGTTACGAATGCAATTGCTGCAACCGACTGCAACAACCTGACGATCCAAGGGTTGGTAATCCGAAACCTATACGTCAGAAATTCTTCGACTGATGAAAGCGCAGGTGCTTCCAGCAGCAGCGGTATTTATGTGCTAAACAGTTCAGGAAACCTGACCAACCTAAAGGTCACAAATTGCGTGTTCCATGACATGAATACTGGTGTCGGCGCCGCCTACCGAGGGAGCGCGTGCATGACTTGGGAAGTGTCTTACTGCACGGCTTATAATTGCAACTGGGGAGCTGCGTTCGGGGATGCAGGAACCTCTGGCCAGAACCTCACCGGAGCAACCATCCACCATAACCTCTTCTATAATTTCTCGAATTGGGATGATTCGGTATCAAACCTTTACCATCACAACGGATTTTATGGATACGCCGAATCTGGCGGAGGCATCACCGGGGCGACGATCTACGATAACCAGATAGGGCCCGGTGCTGGAACCAATGCTACTGCTCATATCTTCCTTTCAGGCAATCTTCTCGGAACTTTCACGATCTATAACAACATATTTTTAGCGGATTCAACCGGAAATCCTAACAACGGTAACATATATTTTGACAACAAGTATGGTACAGGCACGACTTTGAATTACTACAATAACACCTCAATTGGTTATAATTCTTCAGGAATTGGCGTAGATATAGATGCTCTTAGCGGAACCTCGGGGACGGTGTTACTAAAGAATAATCTATTCTCTGGGGATGGGACGGCCATCGCGTTTTTTCACGTTAACCTGTACACGGCCACGGCGGATTACAATCTGGGCTATAACCTGAACTCCGGGCAGGCGTATTCGTGGTCGTCCAGCGGTGGTTCAAACCCGCAGACGTTTGCGCAGTGGCAGGCGGACGGGTTCGATACACATGGAACGAACGGGAACCCGAATCTCAACGGTAGTTATGTCCCGCAGCCGACCAGTTCGGCAATCTCCGCAGGCGCGAATCTGTCCTCCTATTTCACGACCGATTACGCTGGCGTCACGCGCCCGGCTTCCACGGCATGGGACATTGGGGCGTATGAGTACGGTGCTCCTGTCGGGGCCACTATTTTGAATTGCTTCAAGTTCGGAAACATAGGAAACCAATAATATGAATCCACTTCAATACTTAGCCAAAGCCACAGAGGACGGAGACGGAAATGTTTCTACCATGAGAATTCCTGTTCTATATGGATCCTTACTGTTTTTAACAATGATCGCAGCAGTCTGGATCGTAGCTCTAATATATCCAGATCGTTATAATATAGCGGTAGCAGCGTCGGCGGCTTTTGCTTCCACTCTAGTCATTTTACTTGGTATGAAGTTGGGCCAGAACGTGACAGAGAACCAAGGAAACAGAATCCCTCCGACAACCCCTTAATTTTCAAGTAGTAATTCCAAACAACCAAAATAGGAGCTAGTAAAATATCATGTCCAAGTTAAACGACGGTTTCGCGACACTAATCACCTTTGCTCGGATTCCGAGTGCAAAGTTTTATGAAAAGACGGTTACTCCGCCTTCCATCAGCATTGGCAAGGCGATTGACACGACCACAATGCGCAATCTAACGATGCGCACGACTGCGGCTGCCAAGCTACAGAGCACGGGCAACATGAAGCTTGATGTTGCTTATGACACGCAGAGCTACCAGCAGGTGCAAGCCGTGCTAGGTCTCACACAGCTTGTTATCGTAACGTTCTCTGACGCTTCCTCTGTTAGCTTCTATGGTTACATTGATTCCTTCGCACCGGGAGTCGTTGAGGAGGGCAAACAACCCACCGCGACGATTGAAGTCATCGCCACAAATACCAAGACGAGCGGCACGGAGTCCGCACCGGTTTGGGTCTAAATTCTAAATTAGTAAAACACCACACAAAATAAAAACACACCACACATGAGCACAAAATTATCGTTCACCTCGAAACTCAAATTCCTAGAAGTTGATATTGATGGCAAGGATTATATCCTGTCAGAAATATCAGGCGCTCAGCGCGAAATCTTCTTCACCAAACAAAGCGCAAGAGTTCGTTTGGACGCCAAGGGTAACGTACAAGGACTGAGGGACTTCACTGGATTTGAATCCAACTTGGTATCCTTGTCCCTTAAAGAGAAAGGGACAGGCACCTATGTTGCTGTCTCCATCATAGAGCAATGGCCTGCTAGTGTTGTTATGACGCTGGCAAAGGAAGCTCGCAAGCTGAGTGGCATGGCGGCACCTGAAGAGATCGAGGAGAAGGAGCAACCAAAAAACGAATCAGCGGCGAGCGAGTAAAGTGGTTCCAGCTCGCCGCTCGTTTAGGACGCACCGTCCAGCAACTACAGGAAGAAATAAGCAGCTCAGAGTTTAGTGACTGGATTTCCTTCCTGGATATTATAGAGCCAAACCTAACGCATAGGGAAGATTACTACTTAGCGCAGATTGCCTACCGCATAGCATTAAGCCAAGTAAGCGATCCTTCTAAACTGAGAATCCAACAGTTCCTTATTAACTATAAGCCAGAAAACGAAGTTGAAGAAATAGAAGAGATTATCGAACGGGAAGACCTGAGTGACGAAGAGAAAAAGAAAATCATCACTGAGCGTTCCAAGAAGGCTTGGGCAATAGGACTGGCAGCAACAAAATAAAACAACATGGCTGAAAGCGGTACAAACATAGGGGCACTAGTGCTGACGCTGAAAGGTGATGGCACCGAGTATTTCAATTGGCTGAATGAGATGCAGTCCGAGACCAAGGGAGCTGCCGGCACCATCAGTGCTGGGCTTACAGCAGCGTTTGCAGCCACCGCCGCAGCGTTTGCAGTTGTAGCAGCCACAGCGGTAAAGGAGTATGCGGATGCGGAGGAAGCGTTGGTGAACTCCACGGCGAATATGCGTGGAGCCACCAATGATCTTAGAAACGACATGATGGCAACGTCTATTGCGCTCTCCAATGCGTCAGACAGTGTGGCGAGTGTGGAAGAGCTGAACAAAGCGTTTGGGGATTTGCGCAACAATGGGAAGGACGCAGCGCAGGCCATGCAGGATATCGCCGTGGCGGATAAGTTTGCGATTGCGGCTAATATAGAAGCAGGTGAAGCTGCTAACCTCCTTGCCAAGGCGCAAAACGCGGTAGGGATGTCGAGTAAGAACGCTGCGCAGGATGCAGCGAACATGAAGCAGGTCTCTGACGTCATCACCATTGCCAGTAGGGAAGGAGCAACATCGATGCAAGGTATGGCGGAAGCCATTGCCTCAGTGGGCCCAATGGCAAGGACGATGGGAATGGGGTTGAATCAGGTGGCTTCCATGATTGCCGGGTTTACCAAACAGGGAATGGATGCGGGGGAAGCGGGACAAAGTCTCAATCAGATGCTTCGGACGTTGTCCCAAAGCACCACTACCCATGCCAAGGATTGGGCCTATTACGGTATGTCTGCGTATGATGCCTCCGGGAAGCTAAAGAACATGGCTGACATTTTTGATATGCTTAAAGGGCGCATGGCGGGCCTTAATGAGGAGGAGCAAAGGCAGATGCTGGCTGACTTGGGATTCCAGGCCCGTTTCGTTAAAAGCATACAGCTTGGTATTCAGATGAGTGGAGGTTTGCGGGATCTGCAAGCTGCTTTGGAGGACACAGGGGATGCCACAAGCAAGGTGGCGGATACGCAGATGACTTCGTTGAATGCACAGATGGCTCATGCGTACAATGAAATCAAGAATGTCTTCATTGTTATTGGCTCTTATCTTACTCCTGTGATTGAGGCCCTGCTCCCTGTTCTACAGGATTGGCTAGGGGATATGAACAACATCAATTCCAATACCCAATTAGTTGCGCAGGGGTTTAAGGTGGGATTTGTTCTGGCGATCCAGCTGGCCATGGATACATGGACGGCATTCATGGTTATCATAAAAGGCGGGGAATTGATCTTTGCAGAGATATACACCGCCGCTCTTGCGATGGCCACAATGATCGTGGGTGCATTCGATATAGTTTATTCAGATGTGCTGTTTGTGTTAAATGGGATTATTACTGCATACAACAACACCATCGGGAAAATAAAGGACAGCCTCAAGCTTCCCCCTATCGGAAAAGAATTTCAAAACAGCTTGGATGCCGCCACCCAAAAACTTGGGGATATGACGGTGGCATCTCAGCAAGCGGCAAATGCGATTGCGGTGGACATGGTGAAAAGCTTTCAAGATGGCGCAAAAGCATCTGATGCTTTTGGTGACAAGGCCCTTGCGCTTGGTGCAGGATTCCAGAGTGACGTGAAGCAGTCCACCAAGGCTGCTTCAGAGTTTGCCGCCGCTGTTGGCGGTAAGGGACTAGCTGGAAGTCCTTCAATTTCGGATGCCATGATAGCATCCAATCAAGGTATGGTGGAAGCACGTGAGCTTCTAAAGGATCTGGGTGCAGGATACGAAGTGGACACAGCCAAGATTGATAACTACGTCAAGGCACTGACTTCAGGTAAAGTAACGATGGATCAGTTCAATGCTGCGTTGGATAAGATGAATCCTTCGAGCAAGAAGGAGGAGGATCCGTTTACCCAGAAAACACTTGAGCTCCAACAGGGTCTGCTCCAAGAGAACGCAATCTATAAGGCCGCGCACGCTGCATTGCTTGCGGACAAAAAGACAACCACGGCAGAATTGGAAGCCCTGGACAGGGATCATAACGAGAAGGTGAGGGCGTACACAACCGCTACAACGCAATTGCAGGTAGGCGCGGCAGCAAGCATCGCCGACAGTGTTCTTTCCATCACGGGAAATATGTTCAGTCAGAAGAGCGGCATCTATAAGGCAATGTTTGCTGTGGATAAGGCTTTCGCAATTGCCGAAGCCACAATAGACATGGGACAGGCAATAGCGAAGGCAGGTACACTGCCCTATCCCGCCAACCTAGGTGCTATGGCAACGGTAGCGTCTGATATGGCCACGATTATCAGTGACATCAGCTCAGTGGCGGCGAGTTTCGATGGCGGCGGGATGACTCCTAGTGGTCCCCGTACAGGTGGCCTTGATGGACGTGGTGGGTTCATGGCCATCCTCCATCCAAACGAAAAGATTACAGACATGACCCGTCCACAGCCTCCGCAGGGGCAGGGAGGTGGAGAGACAAACGTGAACATTCATAACTATGCCGCCTCCGCAGGATACTCCGCTACTGCACAACCCGGAGCAGATGGAGGATTGGATGTGATAATCCAGAAAGCCACAGACGGAATTGCGAATGGTGTAAT